AGAAAGAATTGAAAGTTACAAACCGTAAGGCAGCCCCGCCACCCGAGAGAATCGTGTCAGGAACTGGCCGAGTATCTGGGGCGGTGGACTCAACCCTCGAACGGCTGAGAGAAGAAGCAGCTCGCACTGGAAACATGACGAAAGTCATCCAGTACAAGCAGCAGAAGCGATCAGCTTCCAAATGACAGTTTTTTAATTTAGGAGCCCATTATGGCCAATAGCTTTTCCAAAGAAGAACGCGTAGCGTTTGAAGACATCCTCGAAGGTTTCCAAGACCTGCTGGTTCTATCACGTCACGTCTCGGTCTACAACACAGACCAGACCGAAATGGCACGTACCAACAACGTCATCTGGCGCCCAATGCCTTACATGGCGCAATCCATTAACAGCACTCCTGGCACGACCATCGCTGGTTCTTACCAGAACATGACTCAGTTGTCTGTGCCTTCCACCATCGGATTCAGCAAGACTGTGCCTTGGACAATGACCACTCTTGACTTGCGTGACGCATTGCAAGAAGGTCGTCTGGGCGAGTCAGCCAAGCAAAAGCTCGCATCCGACATCAACGTGGCGATCATGAACACCGCAGCTGCTCAAGGCACTTTGGTTGTTCCAGTCTCTACTGCTGCCGGTGACTATGATGATGTGGCCTTGTGCGACAGCATCATGAACGAGCAAGGCGTGCCTGACTATGAGCGCTTCTTGGGCTTGTCCAGCCGCGACTACAACGGTCTGGCCGGTAACTTGTCACAAGCAAGCCGTTCATTCGGCAATGCTAAGTCTGATCGTGCATACGAGCGCAGCTTCGTCGGCATGGTCGCAGGCTTCGACACTTACAAGTTCGACTACGCAAACCGCATCGCTGCTGCTGCTGGTGGTACAACTACTATTGACACACAGAACTCTGCCAACAACTACCTCGTTCCACAGGCTACTTCCACATCCGTGGGCGGCCAGATCAACGTTGACAACCGTTACCAGACAGTCACAGTGTCCAACACTGTTGGCGTGGCTGTTGGCGATGCCTTCACGATCGATGGCGTGGTTGCAGTGCATCACATCACCAAGCAGTCAACTGGTCAGTTAAAGACATTCCGTGTCATCAGCATCACCAACGGCACACAAATGGTGATCAGCCCTGGCATCATCTCCAACCAAGTTGCAAGCGATGCATCTGCACAATACAAGAACTGTATCGTGACTCCTTCCGCATCTGCCAACATCAACTGGCTCAACACTGCTGCCTCGAACATCAACGTGTTCTGGCAACGTGATGCCTTGGAAATCTTGCCTGGCCGCTACGCAGTTCCTTCCGATGCTGGCACCGCAGTGATGCGTGCTACCACCGACCAAGGCGTTGAGTTGGTGATGCAGAAGTTCTACGACATCGACACCATGACAATCAAGTATCGCTTGGACACACTGTTTGGTGTGGTCAACAAGCAGCCTGAAATGTCTGGCATCTTGTTGTTCAATCAGCCCTAAGCTGATCTAGGGGAAGGGGCTTCGGCCCCTTCTTCTTTCTTCATTTAAAGGAGCACACCATGCCATTGACAAAAGGTTACTCAAGCAAATCCATCGGCAAGAACATCAAGGCCGAGAAAAAAGCAGGCAAGCCAATGAAGCAGGCTTTGGCCATTGCTTTGAACGTTGCCACCAAAGCAGCCAAAGCAGCAGGCAAGCCAAGCAAAGCGCCCAAAAAGGCCATGAAATGAAGCAAGGCCTCTACGCCAACATTCACGCTAAGCGCGAAAGAATTGCAGCGCAGAAGGCCGCAGGCAAAACCCCTGAGCGCATGCGCAAGCCTGGCACAAAGGGTGCACCGACAAAGGCTGCATTTGTTGCATCTGCAAAGACAGCCAAGCCAATGAAAGCAAAAAAATGAGCGTATCGTTTCCAACCATGTTGTACAAAAGCCCAGGCATCTACAAGAAGCCAGGCGGTGGCACGTACACCTACATTAGCGTCCAGACGCAAGAAGAATTCGATGCAAAGCTCGAAGCTGGATGGTTTGAATCATCTGCTGAGGCTATTGAAGCCGCAGGCGAGAATTCCACACCAGCAGGAAAACCAAAGCCAAAATGGGCAATGAAGCCAGTTAAAAGGAAGAAGCCAGCCAAGCCATTGGACTGGCGTGATCAAGTCAAAACAGCGCCAGCTCCTGAGCCTGAGCCAATCGATGAAGACGCAGCTCCAACACGTGAGGAGCTTGAGGCTAAGGCCACAGAACTCGGAATTCGTTTTGATGGTCGCACAAAAGACAAAAAACTGGGACAATTGATCCAAGACAGATTGTCTGAGAACACAGGAGAATGACATGGGATGGACAAAACGCCAATTCATCGCACAGGCCTTCGAGGAAATTGGCCTTGCATCCTATGTTTTTGATCTGACCCCTGAACAGTTGCAGTCTGCCCTGCGCAGGCTCGACACCATGATTGCAGCATGGAATGCCCTTGGCATTCGCTTGGGTTATCCATTGCCATCCAGTCCTCAAGACAGCGATCTGGACGAACAAACCAACGTGCCAGACAGCTCGAACGAGGCCATCTACACCAATCTGGCCATCAAACTGGCTCCAAGCTATGGCAAGCAGGTCATGCCTGATACCAAGACCACGGCCAAGGAGTCGTACAACACGCTCCTGTCACGCGCAGCCATGCCAATGGAGCAGCAGATGCCAGGCACAATGCCATCCGGTGCAGGCAACAAGCCCTGGCGCGTCTACGACGACCCATTCTTGCAGCGCCCCTACGATCCAGTCTTGGCCGGTCAAGACGGCCCACTCGAATACAACTGAGGAATCAACAACATGCCACAAATCAACCAACTCTCAAGCATCAGCCAAGTCTCTGGTGCAAACCAGATTCCGGTCTACGACCAGAACAATGGCGATGCTCGGAAAATGTCGGTCAGCGCATTGCTGCAATACTTCCAAGCTACATTCGCAGCACCGACTGTGGCCACAAACCTGTTCACACCAGGCACTGGATTCAATGTGGCGGTCCCAACACCAGTCAGCGAACAGCAATGGATGATCATTCAACCTGCTGGCACATTGGCCACTGGCACAGTCACTTTGCCATTGAACACCGGAACGCCTGATGGCACTGAGGTGTTAATTACCACCACTCAGCAGATCACAGCCTTCACGCTGGCGCTCAATGGCGCAGCCAATGGCTATGGTGCACCCAGCACACTCGCAGCGCAGGACTTCTTCCGCATGCGCTTTTATCAAGCCACAAATTCGTGGTATCGCATCGCTTAACTTTTAGGAGCCACCATCATGTTTATTCAACCAAGCCTGACCCAAAACCAAGTCGATGTGATCCTGCCTGTTGGCGAATACATCAGCATCGGCAACACCGGCAATGAGTCGACCACTGTTCTTCTGCAATCTGTTGCAATTAGCGCCCAGTCGTGGAACTATTCCACCATTGGCACGCTGTTCAACACTGCTCAGACCTTCGGCCCATACACCGAAGACCGCACAATCCGCATTGACAACCGCAATGCGACTGTCGAGTACAGCATTGGCGCACAGCCTCAACTGCGCAACTTCCCTCAATTGGTGATTGAGAACAAAGGTCCAATTGGATTGGTCGAGCCTGCTGGAACATTCGTGACTCTGACATACGATAACAACGCAGGCAAAGTTCGTTTGAACAGCGCTGGCGCTCACGGCCTGACAACAGCCGTGGCAGTTGGTGAAAATGTCTATGTGACATGGACTGGCGGCACAGGCGTGACTGGTTTGTACCCAGTCACAGCATTGGACACTGACACCACAGGAACAGCAGTCACTATTGATCTGGCTTACAGAAGCGCAACCGCCACGATCACCATCGCTGCACCTGGCGTGGTGACATGGACAGATCATGGCTTGTCTGCAAACAGCACGATTCGCTTCACAACCACTGGCGCATTGCCAACTGGTTTGGCCATCAACACGACCTACTACGTCAAAACCGTGTTGTCTCCAAACACCTTCACTGTGTCTGCCTCAGCAGGCGGTGCAGCCATCACCACCAGCGGCACACAGTCCGGCACACAAACAGCCTTGGTCTGGTATGGCACCGCAGTCGTTGCAGTGGCCAACACAGCAGTCACTTTGGCATCTGTCACAGTACCAGGCTGGTCAGTCGGAACTGGTGGACAAATCGAGATCAATGCACTTTTCAGCTTGACCAACAGTGCCAATGCCAAAAACCTGAATATGACTTTTGGTGGTAGTGCAGTCTTTACATTGGCCTCAGCCAACGTTGCAAGCGTATCGGTTCAAAAAGAAATTGTTAATCGTGGCGGCTCGCAAATTGTCTCAAGTGCAGTTGGCGCAACTGGCCACGGAGCATCAACAGGTACTGTCTTGACACTAAGTGTTAATACCAATGTCGATCAGACATTTGCAATTACTGCTCAACCAACAACTGCAAATGAGCTGGTTCAATTGGAATACTACAGCTTGCAAGCTATCTTCTAATCATGGCCACAAAAGACTCAAGACTCGCTCGTGCTGGCGTGGAAGGCTACAACAAGCCAAAACGCACGCCATCGCATCCGACCAAAAGCCACGTTGTTGTGGCCAAGGCTGGTGACCAAGTGAAGACAATTCGCTTTGGTCAGCAGGGCGTGTCTGGGTCTCCAAAGAAGGAAGGCGAGTCGAAGGCATCCGAGGCTCGTCGAGAATCATTCAAGGCCAGACACGCTGAGAACATTGCCAAGGGCAAAATGAGCGCAGCGTACTGGGCCAACAAGGTCAAGTGGTAAGCCATGCAAATCCCAATCCTAAACGGCATCTACGCTGACAACACACCAGAGCTGCGCACAAGTTATCCGGTGAATATGATGCCAGTTCCAAAGGCTTCTGGCATTAGTAACGGATTCCTGAGACCAGGCGATGGCATTGTGGCAAACGGAACAGGACCAGGCACTGACCGTGGAGGCATCAACTGGAATGGTGTCTGCTACCGAGTCATGGGCACCAAGCTAGTATCTGTTGGCAGCAATGGCGCAGTGACCACTTTGGGCGATGTTGGTGGGCCAGTCACTGATCTGGTGACGATGGACTACAGCTTTGATTTGCTTGGCATTGCATCCGGTGGCCGACTGTATTTTTGGGACCCAGCGGCATCTACACTCACACAAAACACCGACCCAGACCTTGGCGTGGTGTTGGACTTCTGCTGGGTGGATGGCTACTTCATGACCACAGATGGTGCCAATTTGGTTGTCACCGAGCTGTCAGACCCATTGCAAGTTAATCCTTTGAAGTACGGCAGCTCAGAAGTTGACCCAGACCCTGTGGTGGCACTGATTAAGCTGCGCAACGAGGTCTATGCGCTTAACAGTAACACTATTGAGGTGTTCGACAACGTTGGTGGTGAGCTGTTTCCTTTTCAGCGCATCGATGGTGCACAAGTTCAAAAGGGTGTGATTGGAACGCATGCATGCTGTATTTTTGTTGACCGCATCGCATTCTTAGGCGGTGGTCGAAATGAAGCGCCATCCATTTACATTGGCGCAGCAGCGACCACTCAGAAACTTAGCACGCAAGAAATCGACAACTTGCTTCTGCAATACACAGAAGCGCAACTGGTTCGCGTGCAACTTGAAGCACGCAACGACAAGAATCACCAGCACCTATATGTGCATCTGCCAGACCGCACCATTGTCTATGACGCATCAGCATCCGAGGCATTGGGTGAAGCTGTCTGGTTTACGCTGGCCAGCACCATTGTTGATTTTGCGCAGTATCGCGCACGCAATATGGTCTGGTGCTACGACAGGTGGTTGGTGGGCGATCCTCAGTCAAATTCCATTGGCTATTTTGTGCAAAGCACTGGTGAACATTGGGGTCAGCAAGTGCGCTGGGAATTTGGCACATTGATCGTCTACAACGAAAGCAATGGCGCGATCTTCAACGAGCTGGAGTTGGTCAGCTTGACTGGCAGCGTGGCCTTGGGTACAAACCCACAGATCAGTACCAGCTACAGCGTGGATGGCAAAGCATGGAGCCAAGACCGAAGCATTACTGTTGGCACGATCGGAAATACCGTCAAGCGCCTAGCATGGTTTCAGCAAGGCCACATGCGCAACTGGCGGATCCAGCGTTTCCGTGGTGACAGCGATGCCCATGTGTCATTCATCCGTCTTGAAGCCCAGATCGAGGCATTGGCATACTGATGGCCACCGCACCAACATCCCGCAGACTCAATCTGACGCGAGATCAACTCGCGGCATTCCTGACCGACCAGCAACAGATCAGGCAGTTCGAATTGCTTTTTTCTACTGTTGACACACTTCAGGTCATTGTTGGAACAGACTTCGAGTATCAGGCAGACACCGCAGCGGCCACAGCAAACGAGGCATTAGCACAGATCAGTGCGCTGGCTCAAGACACCGCAGTCGATGATGCTGTTTTAAACGCCAAGGTTCAGCAGGCCTTGGATGCCATCCCACGCTTGGCACAAGCACTTGACTTGCTTGCACTGGCTCCTGTGCGCAACAATATCGAACTGGCGCACGATGTGAACGGCATCTTGCCACTTGCTAACTTACCCGCCTCAGTGCGATCTAATCAGGTGCTCACATGGCTTTCGATGTAATTACACCCGCAAAACTTGGCCAAGCGGCCATCACGACAGGCGTGACCACGCTGTACACCGTACCGGCCAGCACACGCACGCTGCTCAAAGAGTTCAGCATTGCCAACACCACAGCTGCGGCCATCAATGTGCGCGTGTTCTTGGTGCCATCCGCAGGCTCGGCAGGCACAGGAAATGCATTCTTGTACGATGTGTCAGTCCCAGCCAACAACGCTTTGCAATACAACGGCATCGAAGTGCTAAACGCAGGCGACACCATCCAGATTCAGGCCGCATCCGCAGGCCTCACCATCATCGCCAGCGGTGGCGAAGCCACATAAGGAGAATGAAATGACCGTATCAATCAAGGTGCTAATCCCACCAAAGCAGGCCGAAAATGCCCAGACCACGCAATACACAGCAGTGAATTGCAAGGCGATCATTGATAAGTTCACGATCACCAACACCAACACGACAAACGTGACAATCAGTGTCAATTTGGTGACGAGTGGAGACACTGCTGGAACTTCCAACTTGATCATTGATACACGCGCCATTGCACCAGACGAGACCTATACCTGCCCAGAGTTGGTCGGTCAAGCGCTTGAGTCTGGCAGTTTTATCAGCACCATTGCTAGTTCAGCCACATCGCTGACCATCCGCGCATCTGGCCGCGAAATCACATAAGGAGCACATCATGGACAAATTTATGGTTATCCCCAAGGGCTTTGCAGGCTTGCCAATGGAGGAAGAATTCATCAGCACAGCTGAGAACAAAAAGAACACCCAAATCGTCATTGAAGACTGGATGCTTGGCCCTGAAAATCCAAGCAATGAGCCAACTGCCAACAAGACCTACTGGATAGCGCTTGGCAATGCCATGCAAGTGGATGAAAAAGAAGCTCGTCGTCGTCGTTGCTCGAACTGCGAATACTACGACAACAGCACCATGACACAGGCCAAAATGGAACGCATCCCTCGCAACGAGTGGGACACCGATGCTGGTTTCCGTGGTTACTGCCACAAATTCGACTTCATTTGTCATGATCTGCGCTCATGCCAGGCATGGGAAGAATGTGAATTTGAAATGGAAGATTGACCAAATGCCAAAATGTGGGAAAATAACCAGCACTGAGCCGTTCGAGCCGCCAGTAGCTCACAAGCCCCTGCACAGGAGTTCTCGATGAGTCATGTCGCGGTTCAGGAAGTCAAAGCTGGCGTGCCAGCAGAGCACCTTCCAATCTATCGCCTAGAGGCCGAGCTACTTAAGCTGCCTCAGGTGGACATGCCTGTCGATCACGACTTCTGCAATGGTCTGTACGCTCGGACAATGCACATTCCTGCTGGCACCGTTCTGACTGGTGCAATTCACAAAGAAGAATCGTTTTTCTTGGTGCGCAAAGGCGAGCTGATTGTCAGCACAGACAATGGCCCACGCACTCTTAAACCAGGCGACATGAGCGTCTCAAAGATCGGCACCAAGCGTGCTGGCATTGCCTTGACTGATGTTGAGGTGACCACATTTCATGCAAACCCAAGCAACGAGCAAGACCCACAAGCGCTGTGGGATATGTTCACCATTCCAGCGCCAGCAATAGCTCTTGAAACTGCACAGACAGCGCAATTGGAGGAATCAAAATGACATTTGGATTATCAGGAGCAGCACTAGCAGGCATTGCCGTTGGTGGTGCCACACTCATCTCTGGCATGGCCCAAGCAGATGCAGCAGAAAGTGCAGCAGCTACACAAGCAGGTTCTGCACAAGCAGGCATTGAAGAACAACGCAGGCAGTTTGATAAAGTTCAAGAACTACTCAAGCCATACTCTATGGCAGGAGAAAAAGCACTTGGCGGTCTTTCTCCATTTGCAGCAGCAGGTGCACCAGCACTTGAACAGCAGCAAGCACTGCTTGGCCTTCGTGGGCCAGAGGCAGAACGTGCAGCCATTGAGCGTATTAGAGGCGGAGAAACATTCAAAGCACTTGCCGGTCAAGGCGAAGAAGCATTGCTCCAACGTGCATCGGCCACTGGTGGCTTGCGTGGTGGCAATATTCAAGGTGCATTGGCACAGTTCAGGCCAGCATTGCTGTCAAGTCTGATCGACCAGCAATATGGTCGACTCGGTGGCATGACAGCACTTGGCGTGGAAACAACAGGTAATTTGGCACGACTTGGCCAAGCATCCGCAGCCGGTACAGGTGCAGCTGCTCAAACAACTGGAGCAAATGTGGCAAATCTTCTTGGCCAACAAGGTGCAGCATTAGCTGGCGCTGAGATTGCACAGGGCAAAGCATTCGGAGCAATCCCCGCAGCAATCTCTGGTGGCCTTGGTTTATTTAGTGGCCTAGGAGGGAAATTCTAATGACAGCACCAATTGATTATGGCGTTCAAATCGCTGACCCAACACAAG